TTACCACGTACCTCCATAGTCTCTTACAATTTCAATTTTATGAAAACTGAGAATCAACAAGTAAACATACGAATGATAACCAAACCTAACAATGCTGAAAGGTATTCGATCATGGGTTCTAACCAAGCCATGGAGAAAATATCCTTTTTCGCCATCAAGAAGTTCTACGGACCTCAAGAAGCTGAGAGAATTGCATCGCAATACTCTAGAGCACCTGTTACCGCTCAGACACTCATTGATGATTTTGGTAAATTTGACAACCCTTATATAAAGCCTTGTAAATTACAAGCTTTTAATGAGGCACTGTCTGATTTAACTAACGTTTTCGGAACAAATAAGTTTCACCCCGTTCACTTTTGTGATGTCCCACTTTACCGATGGAACCTAGCCACTAGTGTTGGAGAACCTTATTGTAACGATCCCGTTTTAAAAGGTCTAATTGCTGATGCTTATGCATCTGGCTCTTTAGAGACTCCCCGATTATCCAAATTTAATGCTGTAAATTACGTCTTACTTAAAACAAGACCCACTGTTCACAACATTAAGGAAGGAAAACTTAAGAAAGTTCCTACCTCTTGGAAAACTCGAGTACTCGCAAGATCTCACTTATCTACTCCTGATAAACCGAAAGTACGTGCAGTTTACGCTGTTCCTTTCCCTATTCTACTAATTGAATGTATGTTCTTTTGGCCAGTAATAGCCTATCTCAAGGAGTCGACTAAATCCCCTTTATTGTGGGGATATGAAACTACCAGAGGTGGTGCTAAACGAATTTTCCATGAAATGAAATCCGGTGATATTATATTACAGATTGATTGGAAAAGTTTCGATAAGTACTTACCCTTTTGGCTGATTTCCGCTATACTAGATTTACTTTTCGAACTTTTCGACTTGTCTACCTATGTCCCTAGCTCTGTGAAACCCGAATATTCAAAGACATCTGCTAATCCTAAGCGATTAAAGAGACTCTTTGACTTTATTCGAGAATCATATTTTAATAGTCAAATTCGCACACCTGATGGTGCCACATGGAAACTTAATTTCTGTGGCCTTTTATCAGGATGTTTTGGAACGCAATTAATTGGCAGCTTTGCTAATTATATAATCATTACCACTTGCCTTAAATTACTTGGAATCAAGTATCGACAGGTTAAAGTTCAAGGTGACGATTCGTTCACACGACTAATACTAGGCTACATATTAAGCCCAGTAATGCAACAATTATTAATAGATTTAATAGCCTCAACTGCTAAACAGCATTTTGGCCTAATTTTATCTATTTCAAAATCTA